TTTATGGGAACTCTATAATATCGCCAAGAACAATCCGTCCGATTGGTATTGTTCGAAGCTGACTGTAGAAGACACCGGTCACATCCCGCTCGAAGTTATCGAGCGGGAGAAGGCCGATGGTCTTATCTCAGACGATCTTATTCAACAGGAATACTACGTGAGCTTTGATTTGGGAGTCGAGGGCGCATATTACACGAAATATCTGGATCGCATGCGCTTGAAGGGCCAGATAGGTGCTGTGCCGTGGGAGAGTTCGTTCAAGGTACATACTGCCTGGGACCTTGGCGTCCGAGACAGTACCACGATCATATTCTTTCAGACGATAGGCCAAGTGGTGCGTATTATAGATTGCTATGAGAACACTAAGCATGGACTTGAGCATTACGTGAACATCATCAAGCAAAAACCATACACGTACGGGAAGCATATAGCTCCGCACGACATACGCGTCACTGAATGGGGTACTGGGATGACGAGGATTGAGAAGGCGAGGCATTTGGGGCTTTCTTATACCATCGCACCAGACCTGTCCATTGAAGACGGCATAGAGGCTGTGCGTTCGTGTTTCAGTAAGGTATGGATTGATGAGCATAATTGTGTGCCATTGATCAAGGCCCTTGAGTCATACCGACAGGAATACGACAGTAAGAAGAAGATATACAAAAGCCATCCGCTTCATGACTGGTCTTCTAACTTTGCAGATGCAATGCGCTACCTCGCGATATCATTATCAAAGACGCGCGATTCTGCTTCACCAGAAGACATTGACAGAAGATATCGGGAGGCTATGATGGGGCCGAATGCTGGATTGCCGGCTATGTTCAGAGACGATGTACCAAAATATTAAGCATTCAACCCGTGACGAAATGTCACGACCTGAAACTTGCCCCTGTCATCTAGTGGTTCAGGATACAAGATTTTCGATCTTGTTGCACCGGTTCGAATCCGGTCGGGGGCATATTGCGTTCAACGCTGATTCTGTGCTATAATGGGCTGTATAATTAACTCATTAACAGGAGCGGAAGCATGGATGAAGAAAAGAAGCCCAAAAATACAATAACAACTGTTTATCTTCTTTTTGGATTCATTGCTATGGCAATTTTTGTAGTGCTTCTGCTATCAGCCCGCTAGGATCTCTGTGAATACCCAATCTCCAATAGACCCTCTGAGTAGGGTTAAACAAGCTGCGTATAGCGCTCTACTTATGAATCTTAATGGAACCATGTGGGGCTTTGCGCTCTACAAAGCAGCCAAGGAATATAACGTCGACGAAGAAGATATTGCTAAACATTGTGGGCGCCCTCTAAAGAAGTGGAGCACCGAGCAAGAACGTCAGTTCAATGATTAATCACTTTCTCGTTCGTAATGATTCCCATCCGGCTTCTTAAACCGACCACCCCATTTGTTTTTTGGATGTAAGCTCTCCCAAAAGACACCAAACGGTTCATGATCTTCTGTTCGTTTCAGATATTCGCCTTTAGGCGAGAAGAGATTAAGATCGATGGCTAAGCGTTTTCTGTGCTGGCTATCAACAATCCCTTTTCCAGGCTTGGCATAAATCTTTGCCTGTTCTTCGGTTCTATATGCCTCTCCAAGCGTACAGCCGTACTTCTTTACGTTGATATAGGCGATAAGCCTTGCAACATTAAGAGCAAATTCGCATTGTTGTTTTGATATGCTCATGGCAACTCCTCTCTTTTATGGTTTTACATACTCTCGATTCTTAGATTATCATCGCCTAAATAACTATCACAATAAACTTGCTATCGTCACCCAGCGAACTTACACTTCTTTTTGTAGGGGACAACTACCCAATACTCTTTACAAAAAGGATATGCCTATGTTATTTCCTCAACTGGGCCCGGAATATTATGACTCAAAAGATCAGAGTATTTTGGGAAGAATGTCTGCGTTTTATGCCGAAAGCATTACGATAAATCAATCTTTTTGGGGCGAGGCTGATACAGATACTCGTTTTGAGGCTGGCGATCAGACGCTTTGGAATGAAATCTACTCTGCCAATCTACCAACCAATCGACGCCGGAATTTCAATTTCAACCGCATACGACGTGTAGTCAACATGATCAGTGGCCACCAACGCCGCAACCGCAAATCAACGATTGTCACTCCCGTCGAGAACGGAGACGCCGAGACCGCAGATCAGTTCTCAAAGATACTTATGTGGTCATCACAACAAGAAGGCGTTCTTGAAACTATATCTGAGTCGTTCCATGGTGCACTTGTCACCGGCATGAACTTGATTCAGGTATGGGTTGACTATCGAAGCGATCCAATCTCGGGCAATATCCGTGTCGACAATTGTCCCTATAACAGCTTTTTGATTGATCCGTTCTTTCGTAAAGCTGACCTATCTGACTGCAATGCTTTGTGGAAGCGTTCGTATCTGACCAAGCGCGAGTGCGTCTCGCTGCTTCCAGATAAGACTGATGATATTATGGGCTTAGTGGGCCAAGATAGCCGCGATGGTAAATTCCAGTTCATGCCTGAGACCTATAACTACGGCATGAAGAACCTACTTACCTACGACGAGTATTACTATCGTGACTATCGTTCACAAAAAATGATGGTTGATACGCAGACCGGTGAAGCCCTGGAATGGCGTCATCAAGACGACGAACGTTTAAAAGAGTTTTTACGTCAGTATCCACAGGTTACATTGATTGAGCAAGAGATCTCAACCGTTAACCTAGCAATCGTTGTACAAGGCAAGGTGATGTATGATGGTCCCAATCCAATGGGCATTGACCGCTATCCGTTTGTGCCGGTCTTGGGGTACTACAATCCCCAGATGCCTCACTTCTCAGACAGAATACAGGGGGTTGTTCGCGGTCTTCGTGATGCTCAGTACCTCTATAATCGTCGCAAGGTTATTGAACTTGATATCCTTGAGAGTCAAATCAATTCTGGCTGGAAGTACAAAGAAGATGCGCTCGTCAATCCTAAAGACATCTATATGTCTGGACAGGGTAAGGGGCTTGCGTTAAAAACAGAAGCGATGATGACCGATGTTGAACAAATTATGCCCCCCCAGATCCCGCCATCAATGATCCAGCTCTCCGAGATCCTGGGCAAAGAAATCATGGAAATCTCTGGTGTTAATGAAGAACTTTTGGGTTCAGCGATGGATGACAAAGCCGGCGTGCTCAGCATGCTACGCCAAGGTGCCGGACTGACTACGCTTCAGAACTTATTTGACCAGCTCGACTTCTCACAAAAACAGCTCGGTAAAATCATGCTTGATGTCATTCAGACAAACTTTACGCCAGGCAAGGTCAAGCGCATTATCGAACAAGAGCCAACAGCACAGTTCTATAACAAGGCTTTTGGCAAGTACGATGCCGCCATTGAAGAAGGTTTAAATACAACAACGCAGCGCCAGATGCAGTTTGCACAGCTCTTACAACTTCGCGAGGTTGGCGTACCCGTTCCCGATGACATCCTTCTTGAATCATGCACTGTTCAAGATAAGAAGAAGCTCACTGATTATATCAAAGCAGCTCAGCAGAACCGTCAGCAAACCGAACAGATGCAAGTACAACTTGGTCTTCAAGAACAACAAGCACGTACTGAACTTGCAAAAGCAAGGGCAACCGCTGACCAAGGTCTTGGCTTAGAACGCTTAAGCCGTATACAAGAGAACAAGGCAATGGCTGTTGAGCGTAAAGCCGCTGCCAACAAAGACGAAAATGTATCACTTCTTAATCTTGTTAAAGCGCTTAAAGAAATTGATACCATGGACATAGCGCACATTGAAAAACTTATGGCACTTGCTGCATCTGTTAAAGAACAAGAACAAGTGGCCGAAGTAAATGAACAACCGGTTACCACACCAATGGCAATGCCAAATATGCAAGGAAGCGGACAGCCGCTGACTCTTCAAAAGGGTATGCAAAACATGGGAGCTTTATAATGGGAAAAACAAAGAAGAAGAAAAAGGGAAGCGCGTACGAGGGAACTTATGATGACTAAGATATTTCGGGCGTCTGCGTTTGTGATGGTTATTACGTGCTTGGTGCTATTGACACAGTGCGGGAAAAAAAAAGACGACCTTGCCAACATTATCGATAACTCCGATGTGCTTCATTATCAAGATCTCGGAGTAGATTGCGATGAGGGAACTTACAAAGCTTGAATACCTTTTTGGTTAGAGGTATTTTTTATTAACCTTGTCCTTCGAAGCTTTATGCGAAGTAGGATAGTTACCAAAGAAAGGCCAATCATGGCAAAACGTTTTTATGATGGTTCGTATGCCGGGCAAGATGCACGAAGAAGCCAAGAAGCGTCTGATTCTGGCATGATGCCAAATGGCACCGGTTCGTTTGCTAATATGCCACAAGAAGTTGTTTTTAAGGCGTATCCCAAAGTTGACTATGCAATGCCAGAAAACCTTAATGATAATCTTTCTGGTGTTGACGGCCAAATGAGTTTGGATATCGGCAAGCGCAAATCCCATACAGCGCCAAAGAAGGTCTAACATGCCAGCCATGCCACGGTTAGACGATAAGTCTAAAAAGATTGCCTTCAAGATCTTGGGCATTCCTGTGAATAACAAGAAAGCCCAAGATAAGAAGAAATCTAACGTTGAAAAACGGTTAACGTTTGAAGAAACGACACGTGTGCGTTAATTAAAGACATCCGTCTCTTTGATTTTCCCGGGGGATCTTCTCTCCTCCCCCGGGTTTTTTAAAGGAAGGCGACAACGCCTGACTAACCCTAAAGAAAGGAAAGCAATGCCAGAGAAATCATTTTGGGAAGCCGTAGACGGCAAGAAAAAAGAAAAGAAAATGTCCAAGGGCGAGTCTAAGATGAAGAAGGTGCTGCAAGAATTTAAGTCTGGTACGCTCAAGTCTGGGAGCAAAAAGGGTCCCGAGGTCAAAAGTAAGAAGCAGGCGCTAGCAATAGGCATTTCAGAAGCCCGTAAGGCTGGAGCAAAGATACCTAAAAAATCTAAAAAATAAGCGAGGGTTATGACAGAGCGAAAAACGGTTGGCCAAGTCTCTTCAGAGCTGGCCATAAAACAACCCGATACGCGTGATCCAATAGAGTTAGAACGTGAGATGCACTCGGACTATGAACAAAAAATTGACGAGTGCATTGCTCTTCACAAGAAAAAATGGACTCAAGATTTCTATATTATCGTTATCACAAAAAAAGAACCGCTCATGCCGAATGTCATACGTAATTATTTTTATGGGCGGCTTTCGTGCCCAACACCAGATTACGATCAAACGGTCTATTTTTATGACCAAGAAAACGATATAATTGAGTTTTTATGGGTAATTCCATCAAAAGACACCTGTCTTTATTTAAAAGAAAATGCGCTCTTAGTAGATCCGGCAGAGTCTCAGTTGCTCCGCTTTGTCCTTGATTTTGCTGATGGAACACTTTTTGCAATAGCTAAGGCACGTAATGGAGAGCGGTCAGATTCGCCATTATTAACATAGGGGAGAGACAGTGATTGACGGTACATTAAACAATGAAGTAGTTGTCGAACAAACCGTTGTTGAACAGTCAGAAGCTGAACAACAAGTCGAAGCGGCGAGTAATGAACAAACAACACCCACTCCTGAACAGGTTCAAGAGAAAGAGGTTTCAACAGCCAAGAATATGCGAGCATTGCGTGAGAAGTCAGAGCGAATTGAGCGTGAGCGAGATGCAGCTCTGCGTCAACTTAAAGAAATTGAAGCGCAAAAAACGATGGCTCAAGCGCCAGTCGAGGACGATGA